CCAATACATCGGGCACTAGAACTTAATGGTGTGTTGTTACCTGTTATAGGGTCTATAAAATATAAGTTAGTAAGAAGTGTGTTTCCTTTGGCTTTTTCTAAAGAACCTATTTCTGACTCTTCCGTAGAGCCTAATCTAACATTAAGTGCATCAACATATTCTCCGTTAGGAACCAGCCTTTCATCAAGGCTTTTATTCATACGTCCTTTTACAAAATTTCTTTGTATTCTAGCCATTTTACTTTATCCACTTATTTTCACCTCTAAGATTCATCAATAATCTACTAGGATGGATGTTGCTTAATCTAATTTTAGCATTTCTTAAAAGTGAGCTTTTGTCTTTTCTTGCTCTGTTAACTATATATTCTTGTACTCCAAACTTGTTATTTAACAAAGCGTACTTAATAGCAGCATAAACGTACTCTTCAAATAACTTGTTAACACTTACAGAGTCATCATTTCCATTTTCCATACCGTCAGATATGTATTGTAATATACAGCTCTGATTTGCCATTGTTGAATCAAAGTTTATAACTCCTGCTTTTCTATCTATAGTAAAAGTAGGATTAAAATTAGCGGTTTCTGTATTTAAACCATAACGCGCTCCTATCCTAGAGTTGTATATATCGTCTCCATCAAAATCAAAAGAACCAGAGTTATTATCTGCTTCACCTTCATTTCTTAAATAAACACTTTTTAAGCTACCGTCTTTTCTTGCTGTATCTAAAGCAGACTCTTGCGTTGTTACATTGTCATCGGAATCATAAGTAAAAGATGCACTTGCTGTTTGTAGAAAAGATGTGGCCGATTGAACCTGCACATTTTCTACTAAATCTCTGATTACATTATTTTTAAACAAAGATAGTTTTACCCAATTAACAAAATCAGGTGGTAATACAAACTTTAAATCATCATACACCGTTAACTGTAACGATTTAATAATTTTAAAAGCATCATAGTTAAGTTCTTGTATGGCTCTTTTTGCGTGAAATAAAATCTTATATCTATTCACATTATTAACAAGATGATGATTACCTTGATACATAAGTAAAAAATTACTAATAATATCTTTGAGAGAAACGTATTGATAAGACCCCCAATTAGCATTAGTTGGGGTAACCGCGTCATTAGTGTAATATTTTTTCTGATCTATGTATGCCATAATTATTCTTGTTTATTTTCTTTTTCTTCCTCAACAGATGCAAATTTATACACATCTCCTTCTCTAACTGAGATACCTGCGTATTGTAATATTTTGTCCACCAAGTCATTTGAATCATCTGCTGGTAATTCAAAGTCTTGGTAATCTGCTTGACTTTGGTCGAACACGGGTGCTCCACCTGCTATGGTGCTAAATGTCCATTTTGGGTCAAGGGGATATCTAATATACTGTGCTTCTATATCATTAGCTCCATTAAAAGTATCTGGAAACACAGTTACTTTACTTGCTTGTTGAGTATATGCAGGAAAGTTTGTAGAAGGTGCGGTCAAAAGCGAGCCGTTTAGTAGTGTTATTTTTGATTGAGATACTCTTTCAGCTTCACCTTTAAATGTTCCTCCACTTGAACATAATATTTTATTAATTAAATAATAATCAGCAGGCATTGTATACACATTAGCTGCGTCTTGCGTCAGTTGCGCTGTTACGGAAAAAGTATCAATAACTTCCTCATAACCCTTTTTTATATCTGCATAACCTGTTCCAGAAACTCTCGCGTTTTCTTCGTTTATTTGTCTGTTATAATTATAAAAATACTCATCAAATATATCCAACTGAGCCTGCTTAGCAAACAGGTTAAAATCTGCAGGAGATATATACCCGTAGTTGTTTTTATTTATAATCGCTAATACTGTGTTTCGTACAGAATTTATCATCGTACTTGAGTTTGTACAAAGATACGCAAAAAAAAAGAGGTCATTAATTTTGACCTCTTCTCTAATTAACTAACTTAATCTATAAATAGATTAAACTATAGCTATTGCAGTAACAGTCATACCTGTTAAATCAACAGGAACTGTAACATTTGTCCAGCTTGTCTCTGCAGCTTTAACTAAAGCAGCATTTACATTTTCTCCAAAACCAGAAGTTAATCCAGTTCCAGTGATTGAAATGTACTTAGTTCCGTCTAATAAGTAAATTCTAGCTGCGGTAGACGAATTAGTCTCTGCAAATAAAATCTTGTCTGTCGAGATGTGTGCATTCCCTGCATCATCTGACGATTGAATAGTTATATATTTTGCCATGTTAAAAAATTTATGGGTTAAACAAAAAACAAAGATACGATATATATTTATTTGTTTTTAAGCAGTTCTTTTAGGTGCTTATAAACTTCAACGCCTTCATCGCTTATAAAAAAGGATGATGCCATATATATTGGATCTTCTCCATAAGGAACATTCATCATTTTCTTTTTGTTAGATGGAGTGTTAAACCAAATCTCCTTGTCTTTATTGCGTAGCGTCAAAAGATTAGCGTCAAAGAATCCTTGAATTGTTGCATTCATTTTCAACGATGGGTCTTTGAGTATTTTCAAGAAGTCCTCTGGTTGACGTTTTGCAAACCTTAGTATTTCTCTTTTCAGCTCTTGTAAACTATATCTTGCAGGGTCTTTCTGAAACAAAACTCGAGATATGTTTTCTACCTGGTCTACCTCTAGCTGCCTTGCTTCAATCAACGCATCTACCTCTGTTTCTATAATTTCATTTTCCCTTGCTGCTTCAGCTTCTTTGTTTATTTCTACAAATATTCTTCCATTACCAGGATGTAAGTCTAAAAACTTTTGAAGAACCTGGTTTGTCTTCGGAACACTCAAAAAACCATTTTCAAAAACTATAGGTTCTAAAATAGCTGTATCGTCTTGTTCATCTTGAAATGGACTGTTTTGATTTCTAGCATAACGTAAAGGTCGGTTAACACCTGACTTTTCGTCAAACCATAATAAAGGGAATCTTTGTGTGTGTCGGGATGCTAATATTAAAGATAACGGAGCGTTTTCTTTAGTTAGCTTATAAGCTTTCGCTTTGAATGTATTTTTCATTTAATTAGATTTAAAATTTAAAAATAAGAGAGGGAGACTTGCCCCCTCTCTTTACTTAACTACTATTCTTGGAATAAGAAGAAGTTGTTAGCACCTAATGTACAAACAGCTCTTTCTGACAAGAAGTTAACTTGCATATTATCCACATCAGTAGTAGCAGCGCCACCAGCTGATCCAGTAATCCAAGTTTTGTATCTTCTATCTTCAGTCTCAGAAGCTCTGTATCTTACATGAAGGAATGGTCTCTTAGCATTTTTACCAAGGATTTGGTCGTAAACGCTAGTTGAACCAGCTGGAACAAGTAGGCCGTTAATTCTGCCTGAACCTGCACCTGTTGGTAAACCACCTCTCATTGTAGGATCGTTAAGATATTTCCAATCTGTTTTATAGAAGTCGTAACCTCTTCTGAATCCAGAGAAACCTAAATTTAAAGCCATCTCTTCATCGTTGTCAAATAAACCATAAGAAGTTCCACCTGCTCCATACGCATTTTGAGCAGCTAGCATATCATCAATATCGAATGAAAATTGTCTGTCGACAAATAATACATTCTCTTCGATTGAACCTTGCTTATCTAGTCTACTGATAATAGAATCGAAATCAGCTAATGTAGTTGGGTTTCCACCGTCCCAGATATTTCCTCTTTGAGAAACTGAATAGAATATTCCATCCGAACCAGCTCCTTGAGCTCCAGCACCAGTGTTTAAACCGATTGCTGCAGTAGCACCTGATCCTACCTCAGCTGGAACTGCTTCTATCATTGCAGTTTCCAAGTAATCATCAAATCTTAGTCTTGTTTCATGCTCAGACTTTAAATACCATAAGTATCCAGTAGCACCATCTTCAGTTGTAACTTCAATCCAACCGATTTGAGCCATGTCTGATCCATTAACAGTGTAAGTATCTTTGATGATAATAGGCTTGTTTTCAAAGATAAAGTCGTTAGCCTCTAAAGAACCAGCCATTCCTGCTGTTCCTTTTTGAAACTCTGATCCATATATAAATACAGTAACGTCTGCGTTACCAACACCTGTTCCAGCGGTTACAAGACCACCTGCTTCATAAAAAGCACAAGTGAATTGTCCTCTACCACCAGCAGCATTGTTTACTGCAGTTACAACAGCTTTGTTAGATCCTGAACCATCGTTTTGAACAACTACAATAGTTTGACCTATTCTAATTACTTGCTCAGCAGCAGTTGGATCTAAAGTGTCATTAACTTGGAAAGTAGCTGTATCCGCATTTACAAGTGCAGCTGATCCTACGCTTGTGTATTTAGTATGTAATCTACCTTGCTCTGCCCATTTAATAAGGTCAGAGTTAGTTGGCATTTCTGCCCCCACCATTCTTAAAAATGATGAGATAGTTCTATTTCCATAGCGCTCAAATTCTTTTTCATAAGTATCAGGTAGATACTGATTCAAAAAGTCAAAGTTAACTATGTAGTTTTGCGCAGTTGGAGTTCTTTCTGAACTCGGTGTCAACGCAAAAGTCGGGGTTGTTTTTACCTGTCCTGGCATAATTTTAATTTTTTAATATTTAACTTCTTTTTATACTCTTAATTCTTAGTCCTCGGCTTGAAGGCTGAGAAACTGATTTAACTTTAAACCCACCTTTACTTAAAACTTCTGGTGCTTTACGCTCAGACATATCTATATTTTTAGTCTTTCGTATAACATCATCTGTTGCCGCTGATTTACCTTGATCATAAAAGAACTTAGCAAACCTTTCTGGGTTCATAGCTACTGCCAAAGCTTTATGGTATCCTGTTGCGTCTTTTATATACCCTTTATCATCTAAAAATTTTTGTACAAAATTCATAGCTGTTTGTTGGGCTTTCTTCAACTCGGATGCGCTACCAGGAGAAAAAACTAGAGATTTGTCGTCTATTTCGAATTTAAAACCTTTAAAATCGTCATTGAAAACTTCATCAGTTTTTTTGACAAACCATTGAGATCTATATTCATTTTCCTGCTGTTGAGCTTTAGCATCTTCAAGAGACTGCCTGTAAGCTATATATTCTTCATCAACAGCGCCAGAACTTTCCCTTGACTCAAGGGGCTGCTTATACAGCTCTTGTTGATTTCTAAAGAATTTTTTTGCTTTAGCAATTTCTTTTTTCTTAGCAAGCTTTACTTTTTTAATTTCATTTGGCTCATCCACTTCTTCATCGTAGCGGAAATCATCCATCATCATATCTATATCTTCCGAATCTAATCCCTCTTCCGTTACAGAATAATATTCTCTAAGTAAAGCGTCAGGGCTTAAATCAGAAAAATCTCTTTGCAATTTAGCATAGTCTCCTATTCCTCGCCCTGTTTCTTTTTTATACTTAAAGTATGCAGCAACATCTTCTGGTAATTCTTCCGCCTTTTCCCTTTCGGTTAAAAGCTCATCCATAGATGAAATCTGCTTACCATATCTCTTATCAATATATGAAAGAACATCTTTGTCTTCGATTTCACGAGGTTGAGGTTCAGGGTTTTCTTCCTTAACTTCAACTTCCT